TTGAAAGCTTCCTCTAGGGTGTACCATTCGGTGAGTTCGCGGAGGGTTGCTTTGCCTGACTCAACGATTGCACCAATAAGTCCGTCAACGTTGACGTAATCCACCGTTGCAAATTCCGGGCTATATCGCCGCAGAAAATTGAGAGTTTTCCGTTCTCGAAAAAAGAGCAGTTGTGTTCCCACGCGGCCCCCTCAATTTTGGCGCCGGCTTCCCAATCCAACACATGATTATCGTAAAGCTCTTTGGAAATGAGCGGGAGCCAAACTTTTTTATCAGGACGAAGCGCGGCAACGCGGGTCATGAGCTTGAGCATCACTTCCTCGCTCACGCCGTAATCGCCGATTTTCGGCATGTTGGCGACCGGATATTTTGAAACCAACTCCCGGCCCAAAAGGGCGGGGAATTTGGAAATCAGATACGGCCGCTCAACGCCGTCTTGGCCGGCGATTTGAACAATCTTTGGCTCACGCCAGCCGGCCGGCGCGTCGGGGTACTCGTCTATCACGACGCCCCGCCGGTCCGATTCTGGAATTTAAACTCATAGCTCTTGGTCTTGAGACGGCCGGCGCCGGCCACGCTTCCGGCCGCCGGGCCGTTGGTGATGATGCCCGTATCAAGTGTGACCTGGGTTTGATTGGGGTAAATGATCGTCACCGAGATCACATCTTTTGCGCTCGTCTTGCCCTGCCCAACGCGGTTGGCTTCCCATAGCGCCTGGAGATTGGCGTCATCATCGGAGCCGGGCGCGCAAGCGATGGTGAGCGGGAGCGGAACGCCCTTACCCCACGTCAATAGATCGCCGTTCACGCCGGTAGCAGCGTCGGCAATCTGGACGCTTGGGGAGTCCACCGGGTCGGCGTCGTCGGCCCATTGCCCAAGGTCTATACCCTGAGGAAAGGTGTTGCTCGCCGTGAGCCACACGCGCGTTCCAAAGGCGGAAATATCCAACAGCATGTTTTAAGGCCCCCTTAGACCAAATCGTGTATGCCCGTAACGCGACGGATGGAATCGGCCTTGCCATAGACCAAAGTATATTCGGCCTGATATTTGGTGATGCCGTTCGTCACATAAGACGAGATCACCCAATCCAGCCAATAGCCGATCGTCTGGACCTGTATATAGGCGAGCGGGTCGTTCGTCGCCTGATAAACGGCGGCCTGCTGTTGCGCGGTGAGCGTTTTGCCAACGTCAACCGTTCCATTGAATTTGGCCTGATTGATGATCGCGGCGGAGTTGGCCAAGAGAATGCGCCGGCCGGTGCTATCCGCCGGGATGCGGGTAAGCGCGAGCAATAGATTAATGAGCATCGTGCCCATGGCCGACTTGAACCAAATTTCGTTACAATACACGCCGATGTCGCGCGCATCGTTGACGCCACCCCACAACACGCCGTCCTGATAGAAATTGACGGCGCGGCCGTTTTTGAGCGTTTGGCCATAGTAGTTGATCTGAAGGCCGTCGTAGAGGTCCGCGCTCGCGTCATCCGTGACCGATGGCGTAAGGCCGCCGGCAACTTGGTACATGTAATTTTGTGCGGCGTTCGCGCGCGTGTAATCGGTCGCGGCGAAAATCATGCCCGGCAAGATGGCGGGATATTCAGCCGGTAATGGCGAGAGGGTTGCGGCGACGCCACCGACTCCACCGATCGCGGCGGCCCATGCCGACGCATTGGCGGGCGAAACCCACAACAAATCTAGATAGGCATTATTGAGCGCGTAGTTGGCTTGAGCGACCGCAAGAGCCTGATTCTGAGTAAGCGCCAGATGGAAAACGAACGACCCGAAATTGTCATTCGCCGTGACCGAGTTGTTAAAGGCAGCGTCGGGGTTTTCCACGGCCGCGCCGGGCGACACGATTAGGCCCGTACCGGAGACCCAGCCAAGCGCGGTGGCAACACCTTGCGCGCCATCGGTGACGGAAAGAGCGGCGGCGCCGGTTGTGCCGCTCACAAAGTTAAAGCGATTGGTGGTGGCGTCGTAAGCCACCGTCGCGTTGGTGAACTGAGTACCGGAGCCGGTGCGAATTTTGGTTTGGATGAGCGCCGCAACACCGTTGAGATCGGCCGCGCCTGAAAGATTGATAGCGGTCATGGCGTAAGGAACGCCACCGATGGAAAGAGTGAAGCCGCCGGCAGTAATGGCGGTAAACGTGGCCAGGGCCTTTGCGGCGGTGTTGCCGTAAATCTGAGCCGCCTGAGCAACCGAAACCCACCGCGCGAATTGGATGGCGTTGGGGCTCTGAATCTGTTTCGAGATGAACGAGAAATACTCGCTCGCAATGGCGTAGAAACTGCTTGACGTTCCGAAATACGTCCCCACATCGGCGAGCGTGTCGAACTCAGCGACGGTCCCTTGAGGGACGCGCGGGTCGTCAATGAACACCCGCATCATAAAATCGCGGTCGTCAACGCTGCTTTGACCGATTACGCCGCTCGTGATGTTGACGTATTTGGAAAAGCGAATGGCCATTGTGCGCCCCTCTTAGCCGTCGGACCGTACATTAAACGCCGACGATTTTCAAACCAGTTTTGGTGATGAAGTCTATTTCGATTTCTTCCACGTCAATAAAGCTCAAAACCAGCGTAAAATGGGGGTTTTGAGCGAACGCGTCGCTATCGTCCTTGAAATAGCTCTGGGGCATTTGGGCCAGTTTTTGCGTCCCTATACCCAAAGCCCTTAGCTGTTCGGTCCCGGCCACGCTCTGAAGGATGCGGCCGGCAAACTTGACGAGATCGCCCGCCGTGTAGGGCAGCAAGGTCACGTCGGCTTGCTTGTTCGGATTGATCGGTGGTTGTTTTACCGACCCCTGGAATTGCACCGTCGCCTCGTAAATTTGCGATTCGGTCCGCTTCATATACCCATCGCCCGGCGGGTTGGTCGGCGTGAACCAAACTTCCTCCACCTTGGGATATCCATAAGGATGCAAATTCACTTTCCAAAGCAAAAGCGCCATGCCGTCGGGGGCGCCTTGCATTCGCGGCTGATAGCCTTGCTGGACCGTGACGCCCGCGATAGAGCGCAACGCCAAGCCATCGTCCAGCACGGTTTTTAAGGCGTTGAAAAATTCGCTTTCAGTCATCCGCCGGCCCGACCTTTACGCAGATGGACCCAAGCCATCCGTCTTGGTTGCGCCAGTCTTCATTCGATTCCACGGTGTAGCGGTCGCCAGCAAAGTCCACCATGTCGGGCGCCTTGTCGCGCCGCACGTCATGTAGCCGCGTGCTCGCGTAAACCGTCACATATTCCCGCTGGAGGTCCAGGCCGTTCATCTCATAGAGATTGCGCGGCACGGGTTGAATGCTTACGAAAATGTCTTCCGCCGGATAATAGGTCGGCGCGTTAATACCGTCGCCGCCCTCCACCACCGCACGGTTGCGCCAATGCTTCGCCTCTTGAAAGGCGATAAGTTGCGAGGCGAGGTTTAAAAGATTTGATCCGGGTACTATCATTCCGCGCCCCCGCTAGGCTCAACTGTGTTCGTCAGTGTATTGAGCAAAAGTTTTGTAGCCGTTAACGGATGCGCGACCGTAACGCTTATGAATTTTTTGCTCACATGAGCATAGCGGCTCAACCGCGCAACCACCGTGGCCGGCTTGAGCGGCGGCTGAATTGGCCCGGTGATATGTTTGCGATAATCGCCGGCCGCGCGAGCGCCTATAAGCTCCATCATGCTATCGGCGGTGCGCTTGCCTTGAACAACCTCGCGTGAAAGCTTTTCGTTGAGATCGGACCAATTGTTCCGTTCGTCAACGTTGACGCCGCGCATTCCAAGACGGGGCGGAATGTTGCCCTCCGGGTAGCCGTACTCATGGATTGAGGCGACATAAGCGACCGGCGGCCCGCCGTCGGGATAGCTGTTTCCAGAAAACCAGCCCACCTTGCCATCCACCGAATCCAATCGCTTTAGGGCGGCTTCAAACGCCGCCTTAGCCGGTCCAGGCGTGCGCGTGACCTTGGCCATTCACCACCGCCGCCCCGGCCATACGCCGCCAAAATTGCCGGCGAGATCACGGTACGCGGCCCGCTCCGGCGACCCGCCGAAATAGAATCCGCCGGCCGCCAGCGTGGAAAGCATGGCCAGGATTTGCACGCCGTAGGGCGTGAGCGCGAGCCAATATTGAAACATGCTATGGTCGCCGATCGGCGGGGCCTTGGCAGTCACGCTGACTTTGGAAACGGTCGCGGCGGTGAGCATGGCCAACGGTTGGCCCCGCGTGGCCGCGTCCATCATGGCGCCGATGTGGGCCGTGCAAAGATAAAGTGCGAGCGACCTTTGCGCGTCGCTCAACCCGAACGACTCGCAACCGAGATCGGGACTTATGAAATTGCAAGCCGTGTCAAACCACGCCTGCAAAACGGCGTCGGTTGGGCAATTGGCGTTTTGCCACTTGGGCGAAAACTGCACACGAAAGGCGGCCGGGTCAAAAGTAACCTGAGTCATGCCGCCCCTTCTATCCGGGCCGCGCGATTTCCTCAACAGAACGGCCGGTGCGAATGCCGCGCCCTTCCGTGTTGTTTGGGAGGTCGCGATAATCTGCCGTTGTCTTGGGTGCGGACCGATCCTTGGGCGTCATGTCGCGCGCGGCGCGCTCCACATCGTTTTCGGAATGACCGAACTGCACAAAGCCGCCGGCCATGTGCTCCAAAAACATGTCGTTATGGATCAAAAATTCATAGTCGGCCGGTGTGATGGGCGTGGCGATGCCGCGCGGCGTCCGCATGAACTTGTCGGGGCAGTTGGCGCCGCCCTGAATCGTGAACTTCCGCACGACCGAAGGAATAGAGTTCGGCACGTACGGGGTGTATTCCACGATTGTTACGGGCGTGGTGATAGTGGAAAAGACGTAGCGCGGCGTCGGCATGGTTATTTCCGCGCGCCTGGAGCCGGCGCATTGGCCTTGGAACGCGGGTCGGCGTCCACCTTGGCCTTGGCTTCGGGCGTGAGGGCCGGGTACATGGCCGCGCGCTCGTCACCGTTGAGGCCGAAATAGTCGGAAACCTCTTTGGAGACCGGATCGGCGCCGCCATTGGCCAGCGGATCGGCCGGGCCGCCGGGAATTTCGCTTCCGGTCGGCGTCTTGCCGCCCTCGGGGAGCGTTTCGCCACCCGCGTTGTGCGCCGCTTCGGAAACCAACGGCTCGTCACGGGGCGGATACTGTTCGGATTTGGCGGCTTCGGCCGGCGGGGTGTACTCGGGAGCCTCCGGCGGGTCAATCGCCTTGCCGTCCTCGTCCATGAACACGAGCACGCCATCGTCCAACATGCGTTGGAAATTGACATCCTGAGCGAGAAGGGCGTGCTCGTTGTCGCTCACTTCGTTGATGCCATGGTCCAGCACGCTCCGCACGTTGCCAGGGTGGCCTTTGGGAAGGCCGCGCGCGGGCGCCTGAGGGTCCAAATGAGGCTTGCCGGTCCGATGGTCGTGAACCTTGGCTTCCGGCGTACCGTCAAAGGCAAGCTTGGTCTTCTCATGCGAATAAATGCGCGCCATATGGCCCTCTCTAAATGTTCAGACTACCAGCCGGTCGGCTAGTTGCCGTAGTAACGCACAACGGCATAGGGACGTTTCAGCAAAGCGCCAGCCGTGGCGTTGCTGTAGTCTTCCTCAATGCCCTTGGTTTGCTGGGAAACGCCAACCACCATGAACTTGGTCGGCACCAATTGCGCCCAAGTCCGCTTGTTGTCGGTGGAGCGGTCATCGGGGACCGTCTCCGCGAACATGATGGCTTCGTTCTGACTGGAAATCGCGCCGGCCATCTGAGGCGCCGACACGACGCGGACGTTCGGATAGGTCGCATCAAGCCATTGCTGAACCGAGATATTGCCGAACGTGGAAGTGACCGACAGGAAATCCACAACGCCGGTTGCCACAACGAGCGTAATGGGCGTCTTTTTGATGTCGATATTATCGCCCAACGCGACGCGGAGCGCCGACAGCATGAGCCGAAGATCGGCCACGATGGCGAGAAAGTCTTTCGTGCTCCAAGTTGTCGTTGAACCCGTGCCGGTCGCGGGGAATGCGACGGCCGCCGGCAAGTTCGGGTCGTTGAGAAACCCATAGGTGCGGTTGTTGCCGGAATTGAAGCCGAAAAAGCCGACATCGTTGCGGAAAATGTCCAGGGCGAGCGTGGCGGACTGACGCTTGGCTTCCGGCGAGTTCACGCCGATCTCTGCCGCGCGCAATTCCTCCAGCTTGCCGACGCGCATTCCCTCTTCCGCGCGCACGATGGTACGGCGCTCAAAAGACGGATTCCACGAGGCATAAGGAACGTTGTTGAGATCACCGTACGGAACGGCCGTGCCGGTGTTCTCCAAGGCGGCCATAACGATTTCTTCGTCTTGCCACCGGCCGGCGGTATCCAGGCCCAAGATTTCGTCAATCTTGAGGGCCTGAGTGAGCACGTTGACGAGGCCGGGGAGCCAAGCCTGAAGGAACTGAATCGGCGTGCCGATTGTCGCCGGCAAGGTGGCGGCAGGCAACGCGGCGTCTTGGCCCCATCCGCTCCCATTGGCGGCGTTGGCCATCATGCGCGAGACGATGGCGGGGGTAAGACCGGAAATGCCGATCCGATCCAGGCCCGTTACGCCGGTTCGGTCGGCCCGCAAAAATGCGGCCATGTCTTCCGCGAACGCCGCCGCGTCGGTGGCGAACTGGAATGGCCGCACTTCACGCGGACCAACGGACCGCAACACATTTGAAGGCTTCATGAGTCTAGGCCCCTTGCTTTCGTTTGCCCTTACGGATTGTTCATTGCGATGACGCCCAAGCCGGCGGCCGGGATATTATAGAACGCCACGCGGCAACCGGGAATCTGCACACGACCCGCCGGAACAGGCGAATTGTAGAGCACGCCGGCCGTTGCCGTGAAGTCCGTGACGGCGGTGACGTTGTACGTGCCATTGCCGCCCGTGCCGGTGCCCAAGCTGATAACCGTGGCCGGACCTTTCGGAGTCTGAAAGACCGTCCCGACGCCGATTGCCGGCGAACCGCCAGGAAGCGAGGCGACGGTGATAACGTTGGAAGTGGACGCCACCGTGCCAACGCCGGTCGTGCCGTACGAGGCACGCGGATAGAGCTTGCCGGTTGAGGTATCGTAATCCACGTAATCGTCCACATTGCCGGCCTGTTCAAACGGCACAAAGAGGCCGGTTGTGTTACGGCAAAAAGAGCCGGTCGTATAGCGCGGCAAAGCCAAAGTCGGCGCGAGCGTGCCGCCCGCCGCCGTGCCCAAGAGGGCATATTCTTTCGGATTGCACAGAATGCCAGCGAACAAGCCGCCTTCAGCGGGCGAACCGCCAAGCTTCACATGGCCGTCGGAACCGACGACCTGGGTATAGGCGGCACCAACAAGATTCAAATTACCGCCCGACGGATCGGAGTCGATAATCCCCGGCTGGCAACGCCAATCCGAACCCTTGAACAGTTCGCCGACAACGCCGGCCGACATATAGGCGTTGACAGTGGTTTGAAGCGTCATTCGCGTGTTCCCCTTCTAGGTCGCGCCGGTTAGGCCGCTTTGGTCTTGCCGGAAATATAGTCGCTCGCCGAACCCGACGACTTGACGTTGGCGTCCAGGCTGAAGCTCGCGGCGGTGCGCGGCGCTTCCACCGGGCGATTGGTGAGATAGCCGGCAAGCGCCGCTTCCTCCGAACCAGCCGGCACTTTGAGGTCCAGCTTGTCGCACGCATATTTCGCGACCTCGCCGACCGTCATTGCCGAAGCGTCGAAAGCACCGACATACGCCGACACTTTCTTGTAGAGCGTGTCGCGTGCGGCGATGGTGGCCATGATGTCTTTGGCGGTGATGGGGGCGTGATCCATGGCGGGCGTGACCTTTTTGTCCATCGCGGCAATTTTGATGATAGCAGAGTCCAGGGCGGAAGACGAGCGGCGCGGCTTGCGCTCGCGAATAGCCTTGAGACTTCCCTTCGCTTTGCCGATCGCCGCATCAAACGCGGCAAGACGCGCCGGCACGGCGGCGCCCTTCAGAGCGGAA